TCACAACGTAGACGTCCAAGGTTTTAGTCAAGGTATCGGCAGCGTTACAGGTCCGACTAAACAATTCTATGAATGGATACACACCAGAACCATTGAGCACGATAACAATCCGGTAATGGCGTGGATGATTAGTAACGTTGAAGTTTACCAAGACGATGCAAATGGAAATTATAAAATTCATAAAGGCAAATCTAAGAATAAAGTAGATGGCCCATGTGCTGCAGTCAATGCAATAGGGCGGCTACTGCAAGAAATGCAAGATGGTTTAATAGGCAGTAATTACGTATTTTCAATATGAGACAAATTTCACACCAAACATACTTTAATAAGTACACTAAAATGCTAATGCATCCAGATAATAGGCTCAAATCAGGGGAGCAAATATGGGTAATGCTAGAGGCTTGGAGCTTGGAACATACGGGAGAGAATAGGTATGTTTCTTACTCAAGTTTTCGAGTGCAAAAATGCAAATTTTATAAAACATTTAGAGGGTAAATTAAATATTAAACAAATAATAATTGCAACAATAGCACACCAAAAGGAACAACAATAGCACAACCGAAGTACAACATCTTAAACAATGTATTTTAATAAATGTATTTTAATAAAGGTATTTAATAAGTATACATCAAACGTCTTTGATGAACAGTAATAATTATCACTTGTTTTCGGTAACAATTTGGGTAACAATAAACCAAAACGCTAAAATAATTTAGCGACATCGGTAAATTTGTTTTGTGTTTGAACAAATAAAACAAGTTTTCGGCATTGAAAAAAGAGCTAAACCCGCAACTTATGGCGGCTTAGTAGATAGCTCCTATACACTCAGCCAATTTACAACGTTTTTTAACTCATTATTCAGCACATCAGGCCAATCTGTAACAGACGAAACGGCTCAAAAACTTAGCGCTTTTTATTCCTGCGTAAGAAACATAAGCGAAGACATCGCCAAAGTGCAATTTCACGTGGTATCGGTGGATGCAGACGATAATAAAAAGACCGTTAAACACATTGCCACAACACTATTTAATAAGATTCCTAGTAATCTATCAACTCCTTTCGTATTTCGTTCAACGCTAATTAGAAATGCCTTACTTTACGGTAATGGATACGCCTATTTAGTTCGTGATAAATCAACGGGAGCAGTTGCAGAAATGTTTTTAATCAATCCGTTAAACGTAGTTGTGCAAGTTGTTGACAGAACTTTGTTTTATATCGTAACAGATGCAAGGGCGGGTATCGTTGGAACATTTGGAGAAAACGATATATTCCATATTCGTTGTATGGGCGATGGGTACGTAGGCAAGTCGATAGTTCAATATGGCGCTGAATCATTAGGAGCTAATTTAGCGGCTCAAACATTTGCGGCTTCATTCTTTGGTAATGGTGCAACGCTAACGGGAACACTTGAAGTACCGGGCGTAATTAAAGACGAAACACAAGCCGCCAATATCGTTAACACATTTAAGAAATCTTATAAGACAGATAACGGATCAAACAACGGTGTGGCATTGCTACACTCAGGGGCTAAGTTTTCTAAAATACAATCACAACCAAACGAGGCGCAGATGCTTGAGACTAGAGAATTTGGAACGCAAGATATAGCACGTTGGTTTCGTATGCCATTAAGTAAACTACAAAGCGGTACCTCAGGATCAAGCAATGTAGAGCAGTTAAATATTGAATATGTAACAGATTGCTTAATGCCTTGGTTTGTAAAGCTCGAACAAGAAATTGAACGTAAGATATTTAGGTTTGATGAGATGGATTCGTTAGATGCTAAATTCAAAGTAAACCAGTTAATGCGTGGCGATATGGCCAGCACATCGGCATACTTAAGAGAATTAAAATATGCAGGATTTATTACCACAAACGAAGGTAGAAAAATGGTTGACATGAATACAATTAAGGATGAATTTGCAGACCAAGTTTATTCGCCTGTAAACATGATTCCTTCAACATTAGAAGATAATTTTTGGAGCGCAAAAGACCAATCACAAACAAGCCATAAAGAAGCTGGACAAGGAGGAACTAATTAATATGAAAGAGTACAGAAGTCACAGGTAGAGTTGAGTTAAGAGACGCAGAAGAAGGCGAAACTATGCAAACCATTAGTGGATATGCAGCTACATTCAACAGCCCAACGGATATGGGATATTATGTTGAGCAAATTGATCCTGCAGCTTTTAATAATGCAGACTTATCGGATGTGGTTTCATGCTTTAACCACCAACTTGAAAGCCTGTTAAGCCGCAATACTGGCAACGAAGGAGACTTGGTATTAAGCATTGACGAAGTAGGACTTAGATACGAGTTTAAAGCTAAGAACGATTGCGCTCAAGAATGTGCAAAAAACATTAAATTAGGATTTGTTAAAGGTAGTTCATTTGTGTTTGTAGCGGATTCGGAAAGCACCGAGTATGACCAAGTGCAGCCAGACGGGAGAAGCATGGATGTGCGAACTATTTTAGGAATAAGAAAAGTTTATGAACTTGGCCCCGTTGTGTTTCCTGCATACGAAGATACAACTGCAGAAAGCATTGAAAGGTCAAAAGAATTTAGAGCAAAATTTGAAGCTGCAAGACCTAAAAAAGTAATTGAGCCAACAGGCAAAGAACTAAGAGAATCGTATTTAATAGAATTCAAAAAAAATAAAATAAAATAAATAAAATGAAAACATCAAAACAATTGATCGAACAAAGAACGGCAATGACCGAAAGGATAGCCGAGCTTATTGCTAAAGAAACTTTGACCGAAGCAGAAAAAGCAGAATTAAAAACAGCGTTAGGACTTGAAGAAGAATTAACTAGAGACGTTGAAACTGCATTGACAGTTGAAAAACGCCAAGCAGCAGCAGCCACCGCAGCATCAAAAGCAGCGGGTGTACCAACCGAAGACAAAGAAGAAAAAGAAATGCGTAATTTCAATTTTGGAAAGTTTTTAAGCGAAGGCTCACAAGCAACAGGACTTGAAAAAGAATTGATTGAAGAATCAAGAAAAGAAGCTAGAGAATTGGGTATCGGAACAAGCGACAAGGGACAGTATTTGTCTAATAAAGTTTTGAGCGCAATGATCCAACCTTTAATGGAAAAAAGAACAATGACTGCATCGGTAAACGCTGCAGGTGGATTCTTAATTCCAACCGTTAAGTTAGATTATTTTGATGCCTTGTTTGCTTTGTCAGCACTTGACAAAATGAAGGTTACCAAACTTTCAGGATTGAGCGCAAACTCAGACATACCGGGCATTGGTGCATCGGTTGTAACAGGTTGGGCAAATGGCGAAACAGCCACTCAAACACCATCAGATCCAACATTGGTAAACCGTTCTTTAACTCCAAAGTTATTGTTTGCAGCTACCAACATTTCAAAGAGGTTATTGATCCAAACTAATCAGTCTGTAAACGACATGATTTTGATGAACATTATGAACGCTTTGGCTCAGGCTTTACAAGCTGCGGTTATAAACGGTTCGGGTGCATCAGGACAGCCTTTAGGTTTCTTGGGTACAGCTGGAATCCAATCGGTAGCAATGGGTACCAATGGAGCAGTAATTTCATTCGCTAAAGTGATGGATTTATTCGCAGCAGTTGCGAACGGAAACGCTAACTTAGATAATGCAGTTTGGTTGACAAATCCAAAGGTATTAGCTAAAGCAATGCAAACTCCAATCGATGCAGGTTCAGGCTTCATGATTGCCCCTTACAATTCATTTGGCGGTGGTGCAATGGGTAAGATTGCAGGTTACGATGTAGTTGCAACTTCGGGAGTACCTAGCGACCTTGTAAAAGGCTCAAGCGGTGCTGTTTGTTCAGCATTAGCTTTCGGAGACTTTAGCCAAATAGTTGTAGGCCAATTTGGAGGTATCGAAGTTATAAGCGACGATATTACGAACGCAAGAACAGGCTTTAGAGCGTTGACAATTAACCAATATAACGATGTTGTTGTAAAGCAGCCAAGCGCAATTGGTGCAATTGCTGACATTTTAGCTGGTTAAAAAATAGTTGTTGTTAAGTGTTGTGTTATAAGGGGGTGGGTAGTGCCATCCCCTTTATTAAATAAACTATGAAAATCAAAATATTAAAATCACCAATTGGCTCTCACAAACTTGCTTACATGGCAGGAGAAGAAGTTGAAGGGTTAAGTCAAGCATTATGTGAAGATTTAATTGACCAAGGATTTGCCGAAGAAATACAATCTAAAGTTGAAATTCCAGAAGCAAACAAAGTAGTTGCAACCGAAAACAAAATAGTAAAAACTAAAGCGAAATAATGCCTGCATACAGACAAATTTCTGAACCATTAACCGAGCCTTTAACATACCAAGAAGTTAAGGACTATTTGCGACTAAATGGCGACACAGAACAAACGTTTGTAGAGGGTTTAATAGCTGCAGCAAGGCAACACGTAGAGAGCAGAATTTGGATACCTTTAATAAGTCAACAATGGCAAATGCAATTCGATTTTCACGAATTAAATTTACTATCAAAAAACATTAACAAAGCTCCTTTACTTTCGATTGAATCAATTACTTATTACGACGGCAATAATGATATTCAAACATTAGCACCATCGAGTTATGAGTTTGATTTGTACTCGGCACCACCGAGGGTAAGAATCAAAACAACACCAACATTATATGACGGGTTTAATGCATTACAAGTGAACTTTACTTGCGGGTATTTAAACGCTGCATCGGTACCGAAAAACATTAAGTTAGCATTGTATATGATTATAGGACATTTGTATGAGATAAGGCAGGAGGTAGCAATAGGAACTATAGCCCAGGATATACCTTACACAAGCGAATACCTTTTAGAACCATATAGAAATAACTTTATATTTTCTCCGCTAAACGGTTAACGAATTAGATTGCTTTAATCATTCGTCTCAGGTTCGATTCCTGATATAGCGACAATAAAAAAAAGACTAAAATGAGAGCAACAGCATCAAGAGTAATAGTGGTAACACCTAGTGATACCCTATATTTAACAGGAGCAGAATGGAATCCATTAGTACAAGCACCAACGATTACGCCATCAAGCGTAACGGTTGCGAGCGACTTGTTTACGTTGGCCGCAAGTGGATTGATTAACGGAGATATAATCGTATTTCTTACGCTTGGAACGGTTACGGGGATAGCTATCAATACTCAATACTTTATTGTTGGAGTATCTGGTAATAACTTTCAAGTATCGTTAACATTTGGCGGAACTGCAATTGATTTGTCAGGCGCAAACACCGATGTACCAACAATAAGAAAGCAATTAAGTTACAATGTTGCAGCCCCAAAAACAGGCGTGTTACAAGTAACAACATCGGGAACTTATAGAGTATTACCTGCAGATCATTTTGATACAAATGTAACCACCGTTGCGCCAATGGGAGCGCAAGACATTTACTTAGTAGGTGGAATACCAAGCGTGATTGAAGTGCGCAAAGTTTTCTTAACGGGATCAGCAAGTTCAGCAGGAATAGTTTTACTTTCAAACGGTCAATAATAATAATAATAAAATAAATATATGCCAAGTTCAGGAGCGATGAATGGTACGGCCATTCTATTAAAAATTGGAGACACATCAATTGCAAAATTGACCTCCAATAATTTAAAAGTAAACAGAAACTTAATCGATGTTTCAAACAAAGATTCTGCAGGATGGAAAGAATCAATTTATGGTCAAGGATCAGGCGGGTTTGACTTTGAGGGAGTATTTAACGAGGACGGGACATGGGGGTTTGATGAGGCTTACGCTGCAATCGCTGCTAAGACCGTTTTAGTTGCAAGATACGCAAGCGAAGTTAGCGGAGACAAGTATTACGAAGCAAATTGTTTACTTACCTCTATTAGCCAAAGCGCACCAATGGAAGACAAAGTAACTTTCAGCGGATCGTTAGAATTTACAGGATCACCTACCACAGGAACGGTTGCGTAATGAGTTTAAATTTTGGTAAGTACGACCAGTTAATTGACATCAAATCNTTTGCTGAAATAAGCAACGGGAATGGATCAGTTACGCGTACATTTACCAATCTTTATACAAACATTTGGGCGGAGGTAACTCCCGTCGGTGGAAGTGAAAGCAACGAGAGTGATGAGCGAGTTGCCAACATTTCCATCGATGTAAAAGTCCGAGCAACAGGCTTAACTTTAAACGAAACTATGAGGATAATTTGGAGAGGCAAAACTTACAACATTACTTCGATAGATGAGTTTGGATCCAGACTAAAAGAAGGGCTTAAAATAAGGGGCGTAGCAAAAGATAATGATTAGTTTAAAACTGCAAGGATTCAGCGAAGTTATTAACAAACTAAAAGATGTTAATGGGTGGATTCCTGCTAGTTCAATTGATGCAATTGTGAAGGGAGTGGCTACACCATTAGTAGAAAGAATTAAGTCGGGGTATGTTGCTGGAGGGCATAAAAAAACAGGAGCTTTGGTCAGTTCAATTATGGCTTTCAAAAGAAAACGTAAAGGAAACGAACCTTATTTTACCTATTATGTCGGGCCGAGATATGGCAACCAATCCACAGGTAGTTGGGGAGGTAACGCAGCCCACTTAATTGAATACGGTACAGCCGAAAGATTCAGAGCCAATACAAAAAAGGGCGGAGTAGGCAAGAAGCAAGGATTCAAAGGAGTGTATGGTGCAAAGTTTAGTACCGGCAGAGTAAAGGGTTTTGGAGTAATCAGAAAAGCCAAAGACGAATACGCTCCAATAGGAATGGCGGCTATGAAAACTAAGATGGAAAAACTTATAATTGAGAGCGCAAAAAAGGCGAATATTGCAGCATGATCGGGAATATATTATTTACGTTATTAAATGCAAATTCAAATATAACTGCAATTGTTGCCGAGCGAATTTATGCCGTTCAGATACCTCAATTAAAACCGTTTCCTGCAATTGTTTTCAATCAAATTAGCAACACACCAACCAACACAAAAGGAGCAGACGGAGCTAGTACAATGGATGCAATACGTGTTCAAGTAACTTGCATAGGAGCAGACTATACGCAACTAGAATTGCTAGCAAGTTATGTTCGAGTGGCTTTAGATTATAAATTCATGCAGACTGTGGTGGGAACGTTTGTTTATAACATATCATTTCAATCCGAAAACCAAGCCTTTGACGAGGGTAGCGGAACGGATGGAGTTTACCTTAAATACCAAGATTATCTCTTAACAATAAAACGATGAAAATAACAATTAACAACAAAAAACTAGACTTTAAATTTAAGTATTCACAACTAACAAAATTACTTAAAGAAACAGGAAAAGATGTAACACAACTTGACGAAATAGCAAAGGACTTTCATTCATCGTCTTTGATACTTTCAATCGGGTGTAACATAAGTATTAAGGCCGCAACGGAATTACTAGACGATGGAAGTTTTGAGGACATTACAGCTATCGGCAAAGCGTTTGGAGAAGAAGTTGTTCAGTATGTAAGCCCAAACTCAGCGAGCCAAACAAACTAAGTTTATTTGAGCTAGAATGTTTGGCGTATAGTTGGAATTGGAGTGAGTATAAATTTTGGAATAGCACACCAGAATATTTATACAAAACGTGGCACGGAAAAGAGCGAGAACGAGACAAAAACAATAGAGCAGAATACGAAAGGTTAAGGATATTAGGAAGCTGGGTTTTAGCGCCATATTCTAAGAACTTAACACCTATCAAATTGATGCCGTTACCTTGGGATATAAAGAGGACGAGTGAAACATTTTTTCAAGAACATAAAGATTTAATTCCCATTTGGGATATGCTAGAAAAACAGAAATGAGCGAACAATTAAACATATTAGTTGGTGTAAATACGAAAGGACTTAACACAGGACTTGCGGAAGCGGCTCAATCTGTTAAAGGGGCGGGAGATAAAATGGTGGGTAGTGCTNCCGAGATAGATNCCAAGACCTCTTTTGCATTTAAAAATCTTCAACAAGCGTATAGACAAACAGCCAAAGAAGCTCAAGTATTAGCGGTTCAACAAGGCGTTGGAAGTGCTGCTTTTTTAGAAGCATCACAAAAGGCGGGGGCATTTAAAAACCAATTAGACGATGTAACGGCAATCACTAAAGCGATGTCAAGTGATACTCCCGTGTTAAGTGCTGCATTGGGAGTTGGCCAAGGGTTAGCTGGTGGATTCGCAGCGGCTCAAGGTGCAATGGCTTTGTTTGGTCAAGACGGAAAAGACTTGCAAGAAACCATGGTAAAACTTCAAGCTGCAATGGCTTTAGTTTCGGGACTTCAAGCATTAGGAGGATTGCAAGATGGGCTAACAGCTTTGAGCGCAACAGTAACGACTAAAGTTATACCCGCTTTTGCCTCAATGGGAATAGCAATATCTGCAACGGGCATTGGATTAATTGTTGTTGCAGTAGCCTTGCTTGCAGCGGGATTCTACTTAATGGGTGATGCAGCAGACGAGGCCGCAGCAGCAAACGACAGATTAAAGGCTTCAATGAAAAAGATTGAAGAAGAATCTGCAAACATTACCAAGATAGTTAACGAAACTTCATCCCTTAGAATTAGGGCGATGAAAGAGGGCAAGGAGAAAGAAAAAGAAATTGCGAGAGTAGTATATAAACAAGAATTGGATGCATTAGTTGCGAGCCGTGAGACTGGACTAATTGCAGAAATGACCTACCTTGCAAGAAAAGGCTATTTGCACCAAGAATACCAAAACAAACTTTTGGCTATTGACAAACAAGAATCACTGGATAAACAAGCGGTGCAATCTGAATCTTTTGCAATAGAAATTAGAGGGCTAAAAGAGGGCGCAGAAAAGAGAGAAAAGGAAAGATTATTTGCATTTCAAACAGAATTAAAAGAGCAAAAAAATAAACATCAATCAGGCGAAATATCCGAAAGGGTTTATCTTCAAAGAATAGCAAACTTACAAACTGAATTTCAAAATAAGACAATCGAACTTGACAAAAAAGCAACTTTCGAGGCTCAAAAATCTTTAGCAGACAGGCGCAAATTAAATTTAGACGTAGCAAAGGGGGACCTTCAATTTTCATTAAAACTTAAAGTTGATGCTTCGTTAAAAAGTTTTATAAAAGAAATGCCCAAAGAACTTGAAATGTTATCGTCAGTAGCAGGTAGAGAGCTGAACAAAGTAGGGGAGTTTTTTGATGAATTAGCCGTAAAAGTTGGCGGTTGGCAAAACATGATGGCTCAAGCAATTACAGCTATGGCCGTTAATCTTGGAGCAGCTATTGCAACAGGAGATTTTGAAAACGCTGGCAAGCAAGTTGTGAAAATGTTGGGCGGTATTGCCATTCAAATTGGAGCAGCTATGATAGCAATGGGCGTACCATTAGTTATGGCAACAGCAACAGCGGGAGAGGGTGCCAGAATGATTGCGGGCGGAACATTACTTGCTGGAATAGGTGGCGCAATGCAAGCAAGCGGAACAGCACCGGGCGGTGGAGGTTCATCAGGTGGCGGAGGATCATCAGGAAACTACGAAAGACCAAACACTTTTCAACCTCAATTCCAAACTATGTATTTGGACTCAAAAGTTAGAGGTCAAGATATAATTATAAGTGTTGGCAATACTGAGCGCGATAATAGGAGGGTAAGATAATGGGAGTAAGATTTAGATCTGTTTTAATCACTACTTACACAGCACAAGAATACACAATTGAGGTGCTGGATTCTAGCTATGCTTCCACCGTAACAGATATAAGATTGGCGGGTGAAGGTTTCGAATTAAAATATGAACAAGAAGGAGATGAAATTTACGCCCCGATTAAATCTTCTCAGTGCAAAATAAACTTCATGGTTACAGACGATTCAGCGGGATTAACGTTGCAAAACTGGTTGATTAATTCAGTTAATGTAGGTCAAGAAATTAATTATAATATTGCTATTTATAAAGGATCGGATTTGTTTTGGTACGGTGTATTTTTGCCAGACCTTTCAAGCCGACAAGATCAGTCTAGACCTTACGAATGGGAGGTAAGTTGCACCGATGGAATAGGAAGATTAAAAGACTTTACTTTTAACTATCAGTTTGCAGATCCATTAGTCCAAGGAACAATTGCTAACTTCACAAGTATAATTTATGAGTGCCTAAAATTAACTCCTGTATATCTTACAACTAACAATGTATTGTTTTCAACCGTAGTAGACTGGTACGAAGACAGAATGGCCGCAAAAGCAGCGGATGTTGATCCATTAAGAAGAACGTATGTAAACACGAGAGCATTTACTAAGTTAGGCAAGGATGGTTTAATCGAGTCCATGACCGTTTACGAGGTGCTATCTCAAATATGCAAAGCTTGGTGCATGAGATTAATAATGCAAAATGGTGTTTATAAATTCATTCAAATTGGATGTTACGAGAACACCGTAATTTACCACGAGAGGTTTTATAATAGAGCTAATGGAGGGTATATCTTAGCTATTACATTTAGGCCAAACATAGATTTAAACGTGTCTGCTGGCACTTTACCAAGAGTTAAAAGCGGCAATAAGTGGAGTAATTTTCCGCCTGTTAAAAGTGTATCAATGGAATTTCCTTTGATTAATTCTAATATGCTTGAAACGGGAATAGGGCATCCTCACTTTGAATTTTTACCAAATTATATAATTGGCGGAACAGGACTAAGGCTTAAATTTAATACCATTGTAAATGTAAAATTTAGAGTTATAAATTTTCCTGTTAACACAGTTAAAGTTACTATTAAGGCTAAAATAATAATAGTTCTTGGAGCTGGCGCATACACGTTTAAAAGAGATCCTTTAACAGGAGATAATTCTTGGGAGGCTACGACACAAGAAGGCTTATTTGAGTGGGATTTTCCAATGGGTGGAGGACTGGGTAAGCCACCTATAGGAGTGTCAATGGCGTTTATTACCGCAGAAATTCCAGTTGGCTCTTACAATGACAATTCACTATTGATTGAGGTGTATTCTGTAACTTCAACAACGGTGGGCGGGGCGGTAACAGGGCATACGGTTAGCGCTTCAAGACAAGCCAATTCAACCTCGTTAACATATTTGGCAAACACAGCCGAGCCAATTACGTTTCTTACATACGCTGTCAATAGCCCTACATTAGCCTTAAACTCTTTCGATATAAAAGAAGAAACTATCTTTGGAGAAATATTTAACGCTGCATATTTTGGAGCGCTTTATACAGGGAGCAATACGACTTATGACGTGTCAACAGCCCTTTGGAGATTAGGCGATACAGGAACAGCAAGAAACTTTAATTTGTTGCGTATTTTTGAAATATTAGCGCAGCAAATCAGATCGGTTTTAAAGTACCAAGGAGCAGTAGTTGGCTGCAGTAGTGTTGATGGTGTTACTTGCATACTTTATAACGGTCAGAAATATGTTTTAAACGGTGGAACATACAGCGCAAATTCCGAAACATGGGATGGCGAATGGTTTATGGTGGACTATGTTAGAACGGGTATTGACGAAATAGATACAGGCGACAATAATTCAGGCGGTCAAGGTCAAGAAGGATTGGTGTTTAATATTGGCGAAATTGGCGGTGTTTTAAACCAAGAAATAAAGCAAGGCACAGCAAAACTTAAGGTATTAACAGCACCAGACGAAACAAGCAGCCAAATATTAATTGTTACGGCAAACGTGGACTTGCCAGCAGTCAATAAAATATTTATAAACGAGCGTACATTTCAAGTAGTGGTTTATAATAATTTTAATTCAGATATAATTGCAAAAGATGTGGTAAATAATATTAGCTTTACAATCGAAAGCGGGAAGGGGTATACATTTTATTCAAATGGAACAAATTATTTTAAAATATAAGGTATTATGATAGGAATAGGAGTTGGAATAGGCAGGAGTGGCAGTATGGCAAGCGGTAGTTTGGCGCAAACTTTAGCAGATTTATACGTGGCAAGAGTTGCAACTATANCANACTTTGTTGTACCNAGTTACGCNNGNGTAGTAGCAGGCTACGNGGCTTTAATTAACGCTTATGCAACAGGCACAAAAGCAGCTTTTGAAACAGCTACAGCTATGTTTGCTGACACGTCTGTTTCAGGCTATGTATTAGGAACAGGAACACTACTAACAGCAGGCGCAGCTTGTGCAAGAGTTGGGAACATGGCGTGGTTTGATGATAATA